GTTTAGGAAAGAGATAAAAGCTCTCTTCCCAGATGTCGATTTCAGTAAGTACCAGCATTCAAGCAATATCACCGGGCCAGCAACTTCGAACAAGCTGCACAAGCTCTACCAAGGTAGTGCTAGCAAGCTAGAGAAGACAATCACAGAGCAGGATTTTTGCAACAAATGGGCGTTGAGTGTGCTCATGCAGGTCACCTACGACGGGAAAGGAGGCGTTCTATGGAATGAACCCATCCCCGAGGACAAGATCGATGAGATACCACTCAAAGACGCATCAAATGCTTACCCAGATCGATCCTTCAACCCTGATGGAGTTAGAATTACCAGCAAAAGGGAAGAAGCGCTTTTGACAAAAGCACAGATCATGGTCAGCGAGAGAGCAGGCATTGTCCCCCTCAACACTTACAAACCCGCCAAGAAAGGTGAGGTTATTGAGAAGCTTGGGAAGAAGGACAGCTCCGGGGTTGCCAAACCCAAGGATTGCCGCTACATTTACTGTTGCAACACCATGGAGTTCATGACTTTCTACGCCAGTGGTCTTTACGACCAAATGGCAGCTGGCAAGGGTACCGCGGACTCACGGACCCTGCCAGTCATTGGCGGCATGTACCATGACCTCATTCATAGGCTTAGCAGGAGCAAGCCTGGCAGCTTTGAAGAGAAAGAAAAATCTCTCAAAGGCAGGGTTTTCAGCATTGATTTCTCAGGTTGGGAATACAAGTTTGGCTTTCTGCCCAAACTCTTCTACTTCCTGGGGATCATGGGAACACTGAGAGAGGTCAAGTACCCGTTCTCCCTCACTGGGGCGGTTGCTAGCGTTCTGGTCCCAATCGTCGTCATTGACGGTAACAAGGCCATACTCTGCTACCTCCTCATGCCATCAGGGTCCCTCCCCACACTAGATCTCAACTGTTTCGGGAACAACTTCATTACAAAATGCTTCGTGATGGACAACGACCTCACAGAAGAACAAGAAGCTGAAATCCAGGACAGTATGAAATGCGGGGATGACTTGGTTAGTCGTTGGCACGACTTCGTCGATGCTCTATCCAAGTACTATCAGGACGTATTTGGCATGGAAGTGGCTCAGGTTGAGCACAACAGTTTCCTCCAGAGGATCATAGACTTCGAGAAAAGGGTCTGTGTTTACCCATTGGAGAGATTGCTCAACAAGATCTACCACTCACCAGGTGACAAGGAAGATAAGCGGCAGCAGGTTTACTCCTACTACATGCTAGCGGCTGGCCATTATGAGGAATTTGGCAAACTCAAGAAAGTCTTGGGCAAACCGTCATCGTTCGCTTCAAAAGCAGACGGTGATTTACTGGGATTCTACAACCAGGCAGTCGAAGATTCGGCTAGCGCAAAGGTTATGCACGAACCCGTTGACCCGCACCACGTGTTGGTCAGGTTTGCCTTCGAGGACATCCACAACTCGTCTCGTGAGCTCATTCTCAGGAGAGTCG